GTGGGAATGACATAGGGTTAATTGGAGTTATCAGTTTTGGCCGGCTGTTGAAAACAGACCCGCCACACTGGTTATCTCCCACTCACCCTTGCGGGCGCATCTCCATTAGAATGGAGAAGCCTTCCGTAGCTTGATGTCGACGGCATACGGGCGTCCAGAACGCCTCAAGTGTCCTTCGATGGATGGCATGTGTCCATCGTGGTCCACGCATCCTTCCTCCCTTCGGAGGTCGGTATACGCGGATCGCAGGTGGAACTTGAGTAGGGCATCAGGCCCGTCAACTTCGTTGACAGGGATCTTCGGAGATAACACATACCCCTTTACCAAGGGGGCGTGTGTATCTTCGGACAGTTCTTGGGTTTCATACCCAAGAAAACTGTGCCGCCCTAACACCGGTGAGGTCGGGGATACAACAGGAAAATGTTTGATCAATTTCCTGATATCCTCATCCAATAGCTTCACTGCATCCCATAGTCCAGCGTAGTATAGCTGGTTTCTTAGGGATACATATGAAGCTATCCCGGTTGCGTCCTTCAGTGACGTAGGTGGCATTGCTCTGACCTTGACTATTGATACGTCTTGGCCATCGTAATACTCCTTACCACAAGATTCTCTGAACCTACCGGTCCAGAAGGACTTGTGCTCGTTTACCCGAGACCCAAAAGTCTCGAGAGCGAGTGTCACTGATTGCACATATTCTTTGGGGATAATCAAATCGTCCCCAAAGACACGCACCTGGGACACGAAAGGAAGAAAATCCTTTCGTGACCTAAAACGGGTGTTGAGCTCTCGTTCAATCCCAATGAAGATTATGGTCAAGAAGACCATGGCCTCCATGGGAAAGCACAGAGCTGAACCCATTGACGCAAACTTGGCCAGACGAATAATACCGTCATGGCCAGGAACCCGCGCCCGACGAGAACGTGTTGCATCGACTGCCCCACTCAAATGGGGGTAGTTTAGCAACATGGCTCTGACGAGCTGGTTTGAGACCCGATCGGATGCTTCACTCAAATCGAGTGTTGCAAGGTCCCCGGTTAGGGAGCCTTTCCGAGCAAGTTCCTGGTTGGGAACTTGCGTAAGGAAACCGATCATACGCCGAAGCATGGTATCGCTTTCGACGTAATCGTATATAGGACGTTGCAGACCTTGTTGCATATACTGCATCGAGGTCGGCTCCATCCCGATTATACGAGGGCCCTTTAGCGTCTTTGGTACGGTGATAACCCTCACGGGAATCTCCGCACCAGGTTCGAGGATGTCAACCTCTTCCAACCTAACTGTAAAACGATAGTTTGAAATGAGGTTCTCCCAAACTGGGAAAACCTCGTTGAGGCGAGCAGGCCAAGTGTTTTGTCCGAACTTCTCATTTCCTATGAGTCGATCGGATGTAGCACCTGGCCCGTGCCGAGGCACTATACGTCCGTGGTAGACATCACTGTCTACTTTGGATAGTACAGGAGCCAACAGCAAATGTGAAACGCGCACGAAGTCCTCCAAATCAATGGGGTCGCGTGCGTTATCACATTCTCGGACATCCTTCTCACATTCGAGGTAACCATGGAAAGCATCGGCGACCCTTGCATCACTGCAAGGAATCTCGATCTTACCAAACATCAGCGTCAGCTGACGAATGGCTCGAATTGAGTCAATCGATGGTTCCTCGAACAACACACCGCTACTAGAGTCAAACACTTGCTCTAGGAAACCCCTTAAAAACAAGGGGAGACCTCCTCTACTCTTCCAAGAAGAGAAAGAGGTGAGAGCGACATGACCTTGGTCTAGGCTTCTTTCGAATGCCTTACCAAAGTCAGCCAGGGTTATCCCGAGAAAGGATAGCCCCTCATGTTTGACTCGCCATTGGACAGTTTTAATGTCCATGGTGGCGCTAGTGCGACATCCCCTCGCCTCCTCATTGGCAAGGGTAATCCAGAGTGTCAATAGCCTTTTCATGCTGCCTCCTTGATCAGGGGGTCGGCATTGCTAGCCT